CGAGGGTAAGGTGATCGATACTTGGGCAGACATTCTCAACCGTGCTAACCTCGGCTTTGAAGTAATGCACGAACGTAATGCTCATAACTTCCCACTTGATCTGGCTACACATACTGCACCTTTGATTGGTTAGACATACCGTACGTTCATCTCTTAGGAGACGGGTTGCTCAAGGCTGGAACGCGCATGAGCTTATACGGTATTCAGTATGTCTATTCAAGTTACATACACCTATCGTGGTGTCAAATACACTAAAACTGTGAACCGCTAGTGCGGCTTGGGGAGGTGCGATTCCTCCCTTCACTATTGACTGAGGCCGGTTACGACCGACACCCTTAGTCATGACAGTCGGAGAGACGACACAAAAAATGACAACAAAAATTCTAAGCGCTTAGAGAGATAACGTAAACAACTCTCTCTCTTAACTATTGTGGCTAACACTCTTGTAACTTCAGTCGGTAGTATTAATAATACTAGTGCGACTCCCCTTGCCCTTGGTACTGCTTATGATACCAAGTACGCAACTTATCTGAAACTGTTCTCTGGCGAGATGTTCAAAGCCTATGAATCGGCTACTATCGCCAAAGGCACTGTGCAGAGCCGTACCCTGAAAAATGGAAAGGCAATGCAGTTCATCTTCACCGGCCGTATGGAAGCGGCTTACCATGAGCCCGGCACTCCGATCCTGGGTTCTGGTGATCCTCCGGTGGCAGAGAAGACCATCGTCTGTGATGACCTTCTCATTAGTTCCGCTTTTGTCTATGATTTGGACGAGACCCTGGCGCACTACTCGCTGCGTTCGGAGATCGCTAAAAAGATCGGCCACGCTCTTGCCGAGGCATACGATAAGAAGATCTTCCGTCAGATCGCTAAGGCTGCTCGTGAAGCTCACCCCATTACTGCTGCTCCTGGTCCTGAGCCCGGCGGTAGCATCATCCAACTGGGTGTGCAAAAGGAGTATGATGCACAAGCTCTGGTAGATGCCTTCTTCGAGGCTGCTTCCATCATGGATGAGAAGAACCTGCCCAAGCAAGGTCGTCATGCTGTGCTGTCCCCGCGTCAGTACTACGCTCTCGTGAGCCAAGTGGATAGCAACATCCTGAACCGTGACTTTGGTAACAACCAAGGTAACCTGAATAGCGGTGAGGGTCTGTATGAGATCGCTGGTATCTCCATCAAGCGCTCCAACAACCTGCCCTTCCTGGCTAATGCTGTTGGTGGCTCGATTGCTTCCGTGAATGGTGAGAACAACGATTACTCTGGTGACTTCTCCACTAGCTGTGGTCTCATCTACTACAAGGATGCTGCTGGTGTTGTGGAAGCTATTGCTCCCTCCGTGCAGACTACTTCTGGTGATGTGTCCGTGATGTACCAAGGTGATCTGATCGTGGGTCGTCTTGCTATGGGTTGCGGTACCCTGAACCCTGCTGCTGCTATTGAGCTGCAGTCTGCTCGTTCCTGATAACTAGGAGGTAACTAATCATGGCAGCTTCTGTTGCTAAAGGTAATAACGGCGTCTGCACGACTGACGCTGTTCGTATTTCTGTAGCCAAGACCCGCTTCGGGTATGGCTCTGCTGTTGCTGACTCTGCTGTGGCTTCGACCACCAAGGGTCTGCGTACTGCATATCCTGGCGTTGAGTGCAACATCGCTAACGTCTGATTTATTGGGGGATCCTTCGGGGTCCCCTTTTTTTTATATTCCTTCAATAACAATATTGTTATGCCGTTAACCAATAACGCTCAAGCTACACTCCAAGCTGTTAATGAAATCCTATCGTCTATTGGTCAGGCGCCTGTAACCACCATCGAGGCTCAGACCATCACTTATGAAGATGGAACAACTGTCGAGGCTGTAATCAACCCGGAAGTTGCAATTGCATACGAGACACTTCTGCAAGTCTCAAGAGAGGTACAGGCTGAAGGTTGGACATTCAACCGAGAGATTGAGTACCCTAAAACTCCCGATGATGATGGGTATATTTCACTTACTGATAGTATGCTGCAGTTAGATCTCAGCAATGCTATAGAGAATACTAACTACGATACCGTTATTCGTAACGGTCGTTTGTATGATAAGATTGGACATACAGATGTATGGGATACCAGCAAAACCTACAAAGTAGATGTATTGTGGTACTACGATTTCCCTGATCTCCCTCAAGTCTTTAGAGATTATATTACCGCACGAGCTGCTACACGTTGCGCTATTCGTCTGGTTGGTGATGTTAATCTAACTCAATCACTAGCGTCTTTTGAGACGTGGCGTAGAGCTAATTGCCTAGAGTATGAATGCAGCGAAGGTGATTACACCATGTTTGGATTTAGGAAAGGTGATGGGTTCTACAGCAGCTATCAACCATTTAAGGCTCTTTCACGATGACAGCAGTATCCCAACGTATCCCTTCTTACACTGGTGGTGTATCACAACAAGCCGATGAAAAGATGGCTTTGGGTCAAGTAAAGGAGGCTTTGAATTGCTACCCTGACGTTACCTTAGGTATGATTAAACGGCCTGGTGGTAAGTTCCTCAGTAAGTTAAACGCCTTAACCGCTAGTACCTCAGACACTCAAGCATGGTTCAGTATCTTTAGGGATAATGATGAGAAGTATATTTCTACTATCTCGTCTATTGGAGTACCTAGGGTATGGGATTTGTTGACAGGTAATGAGGCTACAATCAATTACCCAGCTGGTAAGGAAGCGGCAGTTAAATCTTACTTGACTGCTGCTGATTCACGTAACATCAAAACTCTTACCATTAACGACTTCACCTATATCGTTAACAGTGAGAAGGTTGTAACAGCCAAAGCTACACCTACTTTTACACCAAACCTACAAGCTACTATTGTTGTCAACCTAGTTGAGTACGATACTACTTACAGTGTTACTATTGGTGGTAGTACGTTCACTTATCTTTCAGGACCTGTACCAGCACAGTCTAGCCCTGGAGCAGCAATCACACCAATCAAGTTGTCTGATGTTACTAATGGTATCAGCGCTGCTATCACCAGTGGATTTGCTACTAAAACAGTCATTGATAACACCATCTACCTAACCTTCAGCACTAGCACTACTGTCTCAGCTTCAGCTGGTATTGATGGTAAAGCTCTTCGGTTCTTCCAAGATGCAGTAGATACATTCTCACGTCTACCTGAACAGGGTAAACATAATCAAGTAGTTAAAGTAACTAATACCTCTGCAGATAAGGATGACTACTATTTGAAGTTTGTAGCAGAGAATGGTAGTAGTGGTAAGGGTTATTGGGAGGAGACTGTATCCCCTTCTGTTAGTCCCGGTATTAACGAACAGACAATGCCTATTGTTTTGATTCGTGATACACTATCTCCTCTTGTCTTTACTGCTACGTTCCTTGATGGTTCTGTAACCATTAATAGTCTCCCTCTTCTATGGGAACCACGATTGGTAGGTGATGATGACTCTAACTCTCACCCCTCCTTTGTCAACAACACCATTCAGGATATATTCCTGTTTCAGAATCGACTAGGATTCCTGACTGAAGATAATGTATCTATGTCCCAAGCTGGGGACTACTATAACTTTTACCATAAATCCGCTACAGTACTAGGTATCGCTGATCCTATTGATCTCAGTTGTGCTAGTATTAAACCAGCTGTTATTCGATCAGTCTCACCAATCACACAAGGTTTACTTTTGTTTAGTGATAGCCAGCAATTCCTCATGGAGTCTGAAAATGGGCCTTGGACTACATCGGATGTAACTATCAGAACTATCTCTAATTACGAATGTGATAGGTATCTCAAGCCTGTTGATCTAGGATCTACGGTACTTTATACAAGTAGGAACCAGAGCTGGACACGAGCATTTGAGATCTTTACAAGGGGACAAAGAGAGAACCCGTCTGTGAATGAATCTAGTAAACTTGTACCTGAGTGGATTCCCCGTACTATTGACCATACAACAGGTAGTCCACAAAATGGTCTTTGGGTTGGTTCAGGTTGTACATCTAATATCATGTACTTGTTCAGATTCTTTGAACAGGGTGATGAGAGGGTACTATCCTCTTGGGTTAAATGGGTACTACCAGCTACTGTAATTCATACAGATATTCAAAACGATATCCTATATGTGTTGTGTAGTGATTCTATTGGGTATAGTGTACTCCAACATAATCTTGTGTTGTCACCTACAACTGGTGGTCTTATCAATAGTCTTGGTAACACTGTAGATCCACATATGGATTCTTGGTGTGAAGTAACAGATGCTTCCATCGTTAACCCTACCCCTCCTACTGCACCAACATATGACTCCGTAACGAATACAACAAAGGTTTATCTACCTACTTATTTTGACACTACAAAGTCTATTAATTTTGTAGTAGGTCTTAAGAAGGTAGGTAGTCCCGGTACTGCATCAGGTTATTACGGTTTAGTAGAGGTGGAGACTGATGGTGGTGGTAACTACTTCAATATCTCCGGTGATGTTTCAGATAACTACATCTATGTAGGGTATGAGTATAACATGGAGATTACTCTCCCTAGATACTACTACTCATTAGGTGAAGCTGGAGTTGACTTCACAGCGGTCACTACAACCTCCCGTATGGCCTTCTACACAGGTTTAGGTGGTGATGTGTACTTCAGTATCCTAGACCGTGGTAGGGCGGCTTGGAGGAGCATTGACGGTGCAAGGATTGCCGACTTCTATATCTCAGACACCTCCCCATTTAGAGATTCATATGTTTATAAAGTTCCCATTTATCAGAGGCCAGATAACTACACAATGAAAGTTACTTCAAATACTCCATTCCCTGTTAGTCTTGTGGCTATGCAATGGGAGGGTCAATACTCACCTGGATTCTTTAGGAGGACTTAGGGATGGATTTACCATTTTTGGCTACCTTTGCAGCATCAGCTATCCCGGCCATTCTTGGTGGTATTAGCGGACAGTCTGAAGCTGATGCCGCTAATAGAGCAACGGAAGCTACGTACCAGCAGAACCTAAAGAATTGGCAATACGGTAAGAAGACTACCAGATTAGATTATCGCCACGAGAGAGATCAGTGGCAATTGAATAAAAAGAATGAAAAGGTTTCTCGTAAGTGGCGGGATGCAACCAATCTTCAGGACTGGCAGTATAACCTAAAGATTCAAGACTTTGAATATGCCTCTCAAATGAGGCAGTTCAATAAATCTAATCAGATTGCTGATCAACAGCTCACCTTCAATGCTATGGCACAGAAGGTAGCTAATGAAGCAGAGTATCGCAAACTAGAAGATACAACCAAAGAGATTGCATTCCAAAACCAAGACATTATTCTTAAGGCTGTGCAATCTGAAGGAGCTGCTGCTGTTAAGGGTCAGCAAGGAAGGACTGCAGATAAAGCTGGTCAAGCTGAACTAGCATCTCTTGGTCGTAACCAAGCTATCCTTGCTGAATCACTATTAAGTGCTAGGGCTGATACTGGAGCTGCTATGCGCAAGATTGCTACCGATAAGTTTGGTGCTGATCTTGCTGCTAATGCATCACGTATGCTGAAGCCTGAGCGTCTTCCCACACCACCTAAACCGCTTGCAACACCGAAAACTGAGTACCTTAAACCGCGTAAGCTTACTAAGTATGACTTCGGTCCTAAGCCTGTTAAGGGTGCTATGGTATCTTCTGCTGGTTCTTGGATGAAAGCAGGTGGTAGTCTTATATCGGCTGCTATTCCTGGTATAGGTGAGAAGTGGTTGTAATCAATTTAGTCACACTAAATAACTAAACGATGGATCAAATTAACTACAGAGGGTACGCCCGCAGTGTAGGTTTCGATCCTGTTAATGCTCCTACGGAAGGGCTGCGTCAAATGGCAGCCCGTGACGACCGTATCATACGTGGTATGGATAAGAACCGTCAGGAGATTAAACAGGTACGAGATCAGTATGGTGCAGCTTTAGAACGTAAGTTCGCTGCTGAGCAACAGGATCGTGACAAAGCTTATCGTTGGAAACAACAGCTACGAGAAACTAGGTTTAAGGCACAAGATGCTAATGCTAGGATTCGTATTGAAAATGAAGCCATACGTGGTGAGAATGCTTTATCAACATTAGAAGGTTTAACTCAGTTCAGTACAACTATTGCTGATACTGTAACCGCCATTAAGAAAAAGCAAGATGAGCAAGCTACTCTTGATGGTTATATGGAGGTTATGGAGAATGGTGGAATCTCACCACAACAACAAGCCAACATAGATAACACTCAAGCTCTCCTTAATCAAGCTGGAGAAGCTAGTGATCAGATTGCAGAAGGACTACAGCAACGTGGTGTAGATCCCGGTGTTGTTACTAGACTTCTCACTGGTAATAAGGCTAGGGATGTTGGCCGTGTAAAAGCTCATATGGAGATCATTACCGCTGAGTTCCCGGCGCACCTACAGGAGCGGTATGAGGCACTTGGTCTGCACACAGCGGCTGAGAGAGCTGCTGCTACCCCTGAGATACTTCAAGAATACCTTACTAATAACCAAGTGTTTGGTCTTAGGTATGATTTCATGGGTGAGTACCTAGTTAAGATGCGTGGTGCTGTTAATGCTCAAGTTGAATCAGCACGTCGTTCTGATGTAGCTAACAAATCATCCATGATGAGAGATGATGCTACAAGTGAATTCATCCGTACAAAGAGCGGTGAGTCACTTACTGCAGCATTCAACACCATCTCCCGTACGTATGACTCTGATGGTAGGACTCCTATGGGTCGTACTGCTGCTAAGAATGAGATCTACAAACTCCTTAGTGATACTACCCTGTTCTCTAATGCTGATGTAAATCGTATCTTATCTGAGGCACAGACAGATCAAGGTAGTTGGAGGGATCGTTTCCCTCGTGACTATGACACCCTAATGTCTAACCGTCAAGCTGATACTGAACGAGAGCATCAAGCTAGGGATGCACAAGAGCGTCGTACTGGTAAGGAGGCAGAGAAACAACTTCTTGACTGGGTGAAGAATGAGTGGGATGGTAGTGAAGAGACACTTAAATCTATTATCCAACAAGCTCAACAAGATGGTATTCCAACTGAGAGGCTTCAAACTTATCTTGCTGTTACTACTGAGCAACAGAATGAAGACTTTTGGAATGAGACATTTACAGAAGCTTATGAGAATGGTACACTAGATCCTGAAGATGTGGATGCTGCTGGTATCCCATTTGAAGTACGTAAGAAGTGGAAACCATTTGCTAAAGAGTTGGCTGATGCCCGTAATAACACAGGTATCACATCTAAGGAAGTTGAGCAAGAATTTAGTGGTGCATTGAAATTTAACTTGATTGGTGATAGTACTGATCGTACACCCCATGTGAGTCACATTCAAGCCACTAGCTTTGCTTTGAAGGAGTATCACAGGCGTCTTAAGTCGTACTCTAAGAATGGTGCCATGTCACCATCTGAAGCTGCTCAAAAGGCACGGATAGATGTGTTGAACATGATCAACAATAAGTCTGGTGTATTTGCACTGACTACTTCTGCTGATGCAAGTGGTACCCAAGCATTCTACAATAAGTTTACTCCAGGTAACCATGCAGATGCTCCTACTGGTCTTAGGGCAATCAATACCGAATCAGCTGCTGCTGAATTTGGTAAAGATCCTAGTGTAATGAATA